GGCCGTTGATGATCCTGAAACCATTATGCGAAAGCATGGGTGGAAGAAATTTCAAACACCTCATGCAGATGAAACATTTGATCCATTGAATCGAGCGGTTGCTGACAGTAGCGCATTTTCAAGCCCATTTGAAGGAAGTGGAGATTTGTTCCTAAAGTCAAGGGACGAACAACTTCGAGAATGGGAAGACGCAGAAAGACAGGTGAAATCACGATGAGCGCACAATGGTACGATCCAATGACAAATTCCCAAGAGGGTATATTGCTCACAGAAGTCCGAGATCTTTTGAAAGCGGTCAAAAACAAAAAGAAGGCTGATCTTGACAAAGATGGCAAGTTGTCGGGCTATGAAAAGAAACGTGCAAAGGCAATTGAAGGATCAATGGCGAGAGAAGGATACAAATCGGATCGAGGCCAAAAGCCAGCACCGAAGTTGCCAACTCCAAAAAAAGGCAAGACCGTTATCAAAGGCGATGCATCCGATAATTGCCCTCGATGTGGTGCAAATCCTCACGAAGAATGTGGAATGCCTGGTCGAAGCGGAGAGCATCAAGCAATCAATTGCACATTGAATCCAGTTGCTTTTGATTCTCGAATGGATGATCTGCGTGAACCAGAATCGATAATGGAACACCTTGATGAGAATCATGGCAACATGAAGTTGCCATCGAAAGTGCGTGGAATTCTCATTCGAGGCAATGAAGAAGGATCATCAGTTGACGATTTGCAAAAGTACGAAAAAGAGCCAAGTTCAATGAACAGCGTCCCTCGATTCCAAAACGTGGATGGAGGAATCCCTGTGATCGCACGTGGTTTCACAACCAATCAAAGGATCCCTCACACCCAAGACGGAATCAAAAAGAAAATCGTTAGCGAGAAAGCCAAGATCCCTGCTTACTCTCAACAGGGATATACTGCAAAAAGCAGTTCCCTACATATGCACTTAACAGATGGGGGCAATGCAGGAAACATTCCAAACCTTGCACCAATTGAAGAGAGGCTTGCTTCTTTGACAAAGGGCGCATCTAAGGTCAACCAAGGCGTGATTGGCGAGATTGAGGGTCTTATCAAGCAAGTGAAAGATCATTTGGCCTCCGATTGAAGGAGGTTTCAAATTGACAACTCAAATTGATAGACTGAGAACCGACGCAATTATTGCGATTCATCGAGGTGTTGACTTCAACTTCGATCCGTTCTTAAAATCAATTGAAAACGCAGATCTGGTTAAGGAAGACATGGCAACTCTTCTCGCTATGGGTATGCAAAAGCCAGAGTTCCGAATGAATGACTTATCATCGGCAATGCCTGTTTCAATGATGAAAATCCCAGAATATGCTGATTTCACCGCAGGTCATACAAAAATGACCAACGACCCTGTACGAGATTGGATGTCGGCAGCAGTTGACAACCGCTACGGAGAGCATCACCCCTTTGGAGTCAAATCAAACAGTTGTCCTCTGCTTCATGGATCCGTCCACGGAGATCCTGCTTATGCAGACCATATTGCTTATGCGATGCCAAACTTGCAGACTATCGCAGAAAAAGAACGTGTTCTCGACTACGACAAAATGTTCTATGGAGATCCAAAGGAAACGATGTACGATCTCCACAAAAGAGATAGGAATCGATACTCTCATGTTAGCGATGAGGATTATGAACAAGGCAAAATCAATGAATGGAAAACCGAATTAGGCTTTGCTCCTTTTTTGTTTGGGCTTGAATACAATACTCACGAACAACGAAAAGCGTTTTTTGATTTGTTGGAAGCCATGAACGGAACGGAACCAGGATCTCCCGATTTCCGTTATTTCCAAAACAAAATGCAAGAAAAGGCAGGTTTGTCTTGGGGTCGAGCATTGAGGAATTGGAGGGAACGATTTACGCCTCTCCTTGGTTGGTGGCTCCGCCCAAGTGATCGGCACGGACCTGTAAGCCCTCTTGGTCTTGGACAGGGCATGATGGCAAAGGCAAACAACGCCGATGAACATATCATGAGTCCGTGGGTTCATGAAAATGGCAGTATTCAAGAATCAACAAACCACCATTGGTGGGAACTGTTCATGCCATGGGGTGGAGTTGGTCGAAACGTGGAATCCCTGCGCCAAATGTTTGAGCAATCGTATCCAAAGTGGTTCGGATCTGGATGGCTATCGGATATGCTGATAAATCAAAACGCATCCGCTTTCATGCAATATGATCATGATGGGGGAAGCCATTTCCCTGTTGCTGTAAATCATCCAGCAACTGATTATCATCCTTCTCGATCAGCAATCAAGTCATCGTTGGGCGATAGCGAATTCTTTGAACAACGCAGAGCAAATTGGAGCCATGGTTCAAACCTTCACTTTTTGCATCCAAGTGAGATCAAAGGCCAAGGTGGTCGAATGATTGTTCCAAGCGATAATCTCATGTTGAGTCGATTAGGGCTTTCTTTGGCAGGTCAAGCCGATATGGGTTCTCCTCGAATTGGGATGTTTAGGGAAGATCACCCCTCCTCTTCAAAAGAATACTGGGACGCTCACAATGCACTTTATGCAGCGAATGATATGCATTTGGGGCAAGCGATGTCCAATATGGCTATGCGTGTCATGAAACAATTTGGCTCAGGGGCAATCAATCCTACTGATCCTCAAAATGCTGAACAGTCCTTGATCGCAAGAGGAAACCTTCAACAAATTGCAAGTGCTGCTGACTTTGCATTGAAGAAAATGGCAATGGGCGAAACATACCGTGCTTTGGCACCTGGTTATGATGAAATGGGCAATATGAACATGACTGTCAAACCTTTGGGTCCAGTCCATCCAATGTCTCACGCAACATCTCCTCCCGTGTATAATACGGGGAATACTCACCTTTGGGGGCATGAGATGCCAACAAATTTGACATGGAAGTATGATCCAAAGCAAGAAGGAATTGTATTTGGGATGACGGATGAACCATTCCAGATCATGCAAAGAACTGCTCATGAAAAACACGTGGACGCCGTGCTTCCAGGGTTGATCGACCTCCCCGTAGGTGCAAAACAAAAAGACATTCAAGCATTGAGTTCGCTCGATAGCCGTGGCCTATCTCCTTTGGCGACAGGAGATATTCACAAATCCGAAGATTACAAGGCAACTGGGGTTTTCAAAACCAAGATAATCCCTGCTTACACCATTCATAACCTTGATGAGATGGAAAAGTTGCGAGGCTTTACAGGAGATTGGGTTGTTCAAAAAATGCCCAAAGGCGAACGGATGTTTATTGAAAAGAAAGGCAATCACATCAAAGGAGGAAAGTTGCCATCCGATGTTAGGAAGAACCTTCGTGAGATCACAGGAGACTTCACTTTCGATGCTTACCTTGATGATGGTGTGCTTCATGTTGTTGATCTGCTCGTTCACAAAGGTACAGATATGCACATGGAACCTTTGGAAGATCGCGTGAATGCATTGAGGACTCTTTACGATTCAACTCCTCAAGTGCATTTTCCAATGCCCACCAATTGTGTATCCACCGATCAAGAGGGACTGTTGAAAACAGTCAATGCTTTGGATAAAGAGGAATTGCTTATTCGAGACTCAAAGTCCACATTCATGAAGGAAAAAGAGGTTCATCCCAAATGGATCCGATATGCGAAAGAGGACATCGCCAAGGCGTTTTATCCTCCAATGCCCGAAGTTATGGTTTATCCTAATCGAGTAAAGTTGGCGTATCCATCCATCATTGAACCAGTTGTATTCAAAGGATCATATGATCAAGGTACTTTCAACATCGATTCAATTGAAGGCAATGATGCATTGTTTGCAAAGGCAGAAAGAGATTCACCTATTTGGGGGCCTGTTGCAATTTCTCTGTTCAAAACAGCGGTTGCATCATCTGGGGGCGCATTTACTTCAAGTAGCGCAGGTACTCACAACCCTCTTCATTCTTCGAGGAAACGAAAACCAAAGAAATTGAAGATTGCAAAAACTGCTTTACTCCGTGCGCCAGCAATTGAAGGCGTAGGAGAAGAAGGAGACAATGTTGCGAGTACGATGAAACAGGTTCGTTCTGCAATCACAAGCGATAACAAGGCCAAGACGACTAAAAAATTGTTGAGCATGGTCGAGGGATTAAACAAAAAAATGCTTGAGATGTTCGCAGGAGAGTATGGCATTGAGCGAACAGAAGATGGCGACAAATGGACAGTCAATGAGGCAATTGATGATGACATCATTGAAAGGATGTTCCCTCGCATGAACCGTATTTCACCAGATGGGGGTGCTTGGTCGGGTATGCAAGCAGACATAACTGCGCCAACTGGTCCTACAAAGTTGATTGATGAAAGTGCCACCACCTTTTACGATCCTAAAGAACAGGAAGAACCAATCGAAACAGATCCAATTTATCATCTCAAAGTAAAGGATGGAGAAGATCAATCCACCACGTTGGATGTGGCTGATGGGGAGGCCACACTTCGAGTTCCAAGAAAAACACAAAAGGAAATGGAAAATGAGCAAGAAGTGGAGCCGAGTGATCGTTCCGAGGCAGATGACTCGTACTGATTTCATTTTTTTTTTGTAAGAAGCGTTCATATAGGATTGCTTGATTTAGGAAAGGTTGATGACGGCAGCAAACCTCTCAGTCTCCTCCGCAACATGGTCTGCGGATGGCTCTGATTTCTTGCTAAAATCCGCTGCATCAAATGGCGACTTATTCGTTGCAGGTTATGCCTCAGTCGATATGGTCGATAAGCAGGGAGATCGAATCCCTGTACCTGCTCTTAAGAAAGCCTTTGACCAATTTATGGGGAACAAGGCATTCCGCAATGTGCAATTGGCACACTCTGGTATTCAAGTTGGAGAAGTTGTCTCCGACTACAAGGATACCGAAGGACGATTGTGGAAATCCGAAGTTGATGATCACGGATTGTTCGTTGTTTGCAAAATCCGCAACGACATCCAAAAAGCACGTGAAGTGCAAAAGCAAATCCGCAATGGAGAACTACGGGCGTTCTCGATTGGCGGTCAGGCACTATTCCGTGTCTCCAAAACCACACCCGAACTCGGTACTCATCGAGAGATTACCGACCTTGAACTCCATGAGATCACACTCTGCAAGAAAGGAATCAATCCTGAAGCAGCGTACACGATCCTCAAAATGGATGGAGATGAAAACATGAGCAACACAGAAGTGCTAAACGAAATTAAAGCAGGTCTTTCCGAAGTCCTGAAAGAATTGAATGAAGGAAAGTCCGACAAGAAGACTGACGAGAAATACATGAAGGGCGACATGAAAAACGTCGAATGCGATGAAGATGGCAACCCCATCGGATCCAAGGGCGGCGACAAAATGAAGAAGGGCGAGCAAGATCTCGCTCTTGCTTACATCGACACCCTTGAGAAATTCGCTCACGAATCTGGTGTTGATCTCGACGGCCTCCGTGATCACTTCGGTTTGGAAAAGGCATACCTCCCTGAACAAGGGTCTGGTGGCTTCTCTCACCGTGGTCAAGGCGACGAAGTTGGATCTGGCGAAGATGCAACCGAACCTTCGTACCCCTCTCTCCCAAGTCCTGGCGGCAACCAATATGTCATCAAGGGTCCAAGTGTCCCACACATGAACATGAATGCTCCACAAGGCAACACCAACGTGATCAAGTCCCTTACCCCAGAAACTTTGGAGAAGGGATACCGAACCTACGCTGCCCTCCGTGATGAAGAGGCAGTAAAGGGACTCGTTGAGAAAGAATGGGCAGAACGCTATGATGCAGAAACCGCTCAGGCTCTCGAAGTTCGCAAAGCCAACGATGTCGGCGTACAAATCAACGCTCTCCGTGAGGAAATCGCAATGCTCAAGTCCGAGAATGTCGATCTCCAAAAGAGCGCAACCCCTGTGCCATCCGAACCAACAACCTCCATCCGAGTACCAACACACGATGAATTTTCCCAGATGGGATCTGATCTCGAAGGTTGGCGAGCCGCAGAAGCACTTGCTATGCGAGCATTGCGAGGAGAATGAAATCACAAAAGGAGATGATGAACAATGACGCAAGGATACATCCGAACAATCGAAGACATGGAACGCCTTTACTACGGTGCTGGCGCAGGATCAAATGCATGGGCATACAGCGGAACCGATCTGCTCAAAGCCGATTCACCATTGATGTCCACCACGACTGGAACCTACAACGCCATCTTTGGGCGTAAGGTTTGGTCGCAACTCAACCAAGAATTCAACGCCTTCTCGATCCTTCCCAAGAAGCCTTGGGAAAAGAGTGGATGGCGTGTCGTGGTTGGCAAGCCTGATGAAGCAAGCGGCCTTCCTGAAAACGGAACCCTTCCTGACTCCACCAAGCCAACTTTCCACGAAGTCAGCACCAAGCCAAAGACCATTGCAAGCAAGTTCGACCTGAGCGAAACTGCAATGTTCCTTGCAGACAAGGACGATGGACTTGGCGATGCACGTGCTGTGATCAAGATGGAAATGTCGAAATCTCACGCTGAGTCGATCAACAAGATGCTCCTTCGAGATGTCAACACCGTCGCTGGAAACAACTTTGAATCCATTGACCGTGCAATCTCCTCCTCCTTCGTTGAGAAGTCTGGAATGGACGACATCAGTTCAGCAGCAGTTCACAACCAATACAGTCTCACCCGAGACTCCTCTGGTGCTACTGCCCGTGAATGGTACGACGCCAACGTCGATGCTGGTGCAAACGGTGCTTCCAACGAACGCCCTCTCACTTTGAACATCCTCGATGGAATGTTCCGAAGCGTTTGGGAACGTGGTGGTCAGCCAAAGGTCATCCTAACTGGCTACGATACCGTTGAGAAGATCCAACAACTCCTCCAACCACAACAGCGATTTACCGAGATGAAGCGTGTTTCACCTTCCGTCAACGGTGTCCAAGGTGTTCCTGGTATGGATGCTGGATTCGTTGTTGCAACCTACAACGGAGTCCCGATCATTCCTTCCAAGGACGTTGTTGATGATGGTCTTTCCCGACTATACTTCATCGACACCGACTACACCTACTTCTGCACGGCCAAACCAACTCTTTACCACGAATCTGGTATCGAGACTGGCGATCCATTCGGTATCAACCGTCTTGGACAAGTCGGCCTATTCCACACAATGGGTGAACTCTGGCAACTCTTCTATGGCGCACACGGCAAGATCCGAGATCTTAGTGCCTGAGGATAAAAAAAACATGGAGATGATGAAACATGGCAAACACGAACCTAACAAGCGGAACAATTGTCGCTGATGTCCCAATGTGGGCTGGCGTACTCGAAGAAAGCAACACCGACTGGCTACAAACCCCAATCGGAACGAACACGGCTGCTGGTGCAGTTCAAATGATGATCATTGATTTGGTCGTCGCAAGCAACACCGCAACCGTCTTTGATCTTGCTGATACTGCCTCTGGCACTCGACTGGCTTTCCAAGGCGACACCGCCCACGGAGCAGCCGTTCTTGCTGTCCTTGGCGTTGAGAACCGATCTGGTGGACACGAAGACATGACCTTGGTACGTGGAGAAGGAGCGCAAGTTCTCTTCACCGCACCATCTGGCGTCTCAGGCGACACAGTTCGATTGACCATTTTGTATCGCTGAGGTGTTCCCTTTGGGATACACCATCACATATACTGGCGGCAAGCCGTATATCGAGTACGAGATCAATGGAAGAAAGTACGGTTTCGCACGTGGCGACCCCAAAACAAACATTCCAGCCTCATGGATCGAAGAACGCATTCTTGGTGGCATTGCCAACGGATCAACTTCTTGGGAAGTTGTTAGCGATGCTGATGAGAAAAAGACTGAGGCCATGAAGGAAGTTGTTGAGGCTACTGTCGAACCTGTTGAGGAAGCACCTGCTGTTCCTGAAGACCTTTCGACATTATCCCGTGCCAAATTGATGGCTTTGTGCAAGGAACGAGGCATTGACACCTCGAACCGAGACAAGAAAGCCGATCTGCTTGAAAAGTTGGCATGAGGGATCTAAATGGCGAACAACAGGCAATCCATTACTGATGGCGAGAATTACCTTTCTCGAAGCCGTGTCAATCGCCACGTGATCACACTTACTGGAGATAATCCTACGCAATTGGTGTCTCTTAATGGAAAAGTCTCCAAAGTCGTTGTTGATGCATCTCAAGCATCATTGGCGATTGGATCTGGAAATACTGGCGAACTCCAATTTTTGATGGACATTGAAGACGGTGGAGGGACTGAGATTCCTTACTTTGATACAATTGGAAAATTGAATTACACGGGATCGTCAACAGGTCAAGTGGCTTTGCTTGAAGTTTCCCCAGGATCAAACAGAGGTACTGCTGGATCGAAAAATTCCCTACATTTTGCCGTATCAACCACTTCGGCAGCAGAATCGGGCGGAACTGTGATCAACGAGCCAGCCGCATGGAATGGCTTGGTTTGTGGTCAAGTACGCATAACGACTGATGTCGATCCTGGAAGCGGAACAATTCTTGATCCTGGTTCGGTTATTCGAGTCATTATCTATATGGAATGACCAAATTATTGGGCAAGGGATATAAACCATAGCAACATGAGGAATTAACATGGCATTGACGATCAACCAACCACGCCGACAGTCTGTATCGGGTAGCACCATTACGGTTCACCTTGAAATCACCCCAGATACTTCTTTCGCTTCTGGCGGAGAAGCCCTTGACCTTTCTTCCTATGTGCCAATCGTTGAATCGGTTGTTCTTGACGGAGGCAACACAGGCTACGTTTGGCAATACGATCACACGAACAAAAAGTTGGACTGTTTCGAGGCTGGCGCAGATGGCGCAGCGTTGGATGCCGTAAGCGGTGCAAACCTTTCCACTCACACAGTTCGCATTACGGTATCTGGACGACGTGCATGAGGGGGTGAAACCCCTTGGCTCGCATGAAGACAGGCCACATTGACCTCGATACATCAATTGAGATCAACAAGCGAAGGCAATCCCGAATGTTGGAGATCATGACCAACGCAGGATCTGTTGCCGAAGACGAATCTCCTTTTAGCCGTGAAAACATGGCAACCGCACAAAAGAAGTTTGTGAAGGTGGATAACAAAGAGCGAAGGAACATCCAAAACATAGGATCTGGCACTCGTTGCACCTCCTGTGGACTGTTGCATTTTTGTTGGACGCCTCGATGTGCAGTATGTGGCGACCCGATGCATTTCAATATGGGGAGCCACCACAGTTGAAGTGCGGAGCGGAATATAATGCCTCAAGTATTCAATCCTGGACATCGACCAAGTTCACCGCTTGATCCTACTGCTCTGGTGTATTGTACGGCTGACGAGGTTGCAGAGTTCTTGCAATTGCCCCTGCCCGATCCAATCACTCTCTCTGCAAACACATCATGGGGTTCGGATATGATCAACATCCCAATCAGCGGTGCTGAATATCGCAGATGGAAAATGGATTCCACTACGAGCATCACCGTGTACGATGACGACGATCCAATCGGCAAAACCTACACCGTTCTTGACGCTGTGAGCGGAGGGAGCGGAAATGTTCATGTTCGAGCAACAGAATTGACCGACACTACATCCTTCACAACAGCAAAAAATGCTCAACTTCAAATCAATCATGCTTTGACCAACAGCAAGGAAAGAGGACTAACCAGATCTCATGTTGAAAGTTTGATCCGCAAAAAGCAAGACTACATCGATCAAGTTTGCCGTATGGCGTGGCGTCCTCGAATTGTAGCCGATGAGTATCAAAATTTCACCACTTTCAAACCATATCGAAGGCGATACTACACGGATTATGTTGGTGCGGTCTATTTGAGGCATCGTGCGATTCAGCGGATCCTTCGCCTTGGCGTGTGGCAGAGCGATTATTATCGAGAATTGGCAGGAGCAAGGACGTGCATGAAGGTCAAAGATCCAACTAACTTGGGGGCAGCAGGTACGGAAAAAATCTTCCTTTGCAATGGAACCCCTCATAGTGCCACGTTGACAAACGGAACGGGTGCAACTCAATGGCAATCCGATTTTGGAGCAAAGACAATCGCTCAAAACATTTCAAATCTAATCAACAAGGATGATGCAACTTCTCGAACAGCGATTGCTATCGGAAGTCTCCAGGAATTTGGATCTCAATTGTATGTCAATGATGAATTCTTGGCAACTGCAAATAGCGACGAAGGAGATGGAAAAATTGTCATCACCTCGTTGAGATCAACAGAAGAGGGCGAATCGAATACAATCGCAACGACCAATCCTGATGTGTTTGTTTTTTCTTTGGGTACTGCGGTTCAAGCAACAATCGCTTCTGTTGCTGGATCGGAATTCACCATCGCTGATGCATCGGCCTTTACCAAAACCCAGGGGTTGGTGTATTTCACGATTGGAGCAACCACTCATGTGGTTCGATGTTCCAGATCAGGAAACACCTTTACAGTCGTTGAGCAACTCACAGTTGGAGCGACGGCTGCCTTGGCAACTGATGTTGTCATCAAGCAACAACGTTTGAACATTGACATGAATGATGAAGAACGCCAATACGATTGGTGGTCGATGGAAGACAATGGAGCAATCATGTTCAACAACCAATATCCGTTTTACGAAAACCATTCTTTGAAGGTGTCTTACATCTATGGCGAACGGTATCTCGACAAGACGATCAAAGAAGTGTGCATCAAAATGGTTGCAATTGACATACTGTTGACTGATGACTACACCGTGCTATTCCCAGAAGGATCTCAAAATGTTGACCTCAATGCTAAGATCCAAAAGATGGAGGAAGAAGTCAAGCGAATGCTTGTTCCGTATCAAGAAACCATCATCGTTGCAGGTATGGGTGGCTGATGTGATATTCCTTGCCCTCATATTAAACCACGAAGAAATCATCCAGATTTCCAAGGAGATTTCCAGTTTGGCTGATAAAGCCGTTAATGGTGGCCTTCGAGATATTCAAGAAAGGATGGTTGAAGAGGAAAAACAAATGTCCGATGCAGACGACATTGATTACAATGATGAAGAGGTTGATTCTGTTGTCAATGAGCGCATGAAGCAAAATTATTATCACACGAAAATCGGTGAGAAAATTAACAAGTTGCAGGAGGTCATGTGATGGCAAAGGATGCAATTGAGTCGATCCGTGATCTGCTGAATGCTCAATGGAACCTATCTCCAAAGCCCTCAATTGAAGACATTGCCGTCCTTGATCGAGGCGAAGGAAAGCGCACTCGTCTTCAAGATCAAGACGTCATTCGTATTTTTGAAACCGCTCACAATGAAGCGCAACCAGAATTGTTGTTTGATTTTGTCAATATCCACGTCAATTTAACCATCGATGTTCGTACATCAAAGGGAAGAAAGAGATTGGGCGCACTTCGAGATGAGGTTCGGCGGATCATTCATAAGTTCCGAAAAGGCAATGGAAACGACTTTGATAGGGTTATCTTCAAGACCCGAACCGATTTGTCGGATCGTAGCAAGGGGTTATTCCGATACACACTTCAAGCAGAGGTTATCACATTCAGCGAAGTTCTGGAAACAATCACATGAAATGAGGCGATAAAATGGTGAACACGATATTCAAGGGCGACATTGCAGAAGTGTCATGGGGTAAAGAGACTGGATTGATCGCAACAGGAGATACAACGTCTGATGGATGGGTGGCCTCCGCCCCAGTTGGAAACACCAGTTTGATCACAATTGGAGTAAATGCACCATGGGTGGCAGCGGGTCCAGACCTCCTAATTCCAGAGAATGCTTTGGTCGGCTGTGTCATGACAATCAGCGCGAGTGGGAATTTTGCTTCCGATGATTTTGCAACCACCCGTCGAACCTACTACATCATTGCAAGTGATCAATCGGAAGGTACAATCACGGTTCAACCTGCATTGGTAAGTGGTGGAGCAACTGCGGCAGCAACTGATGTGATGACAATTCATTCCATCCGCTGCCCAACATTTGACTCTGCAACTCAAGTTCGCACAGATCAATTCTTTGGACTCCTCGATTCTTTCAGCCTCCCTGAGCCTGAGATTGATGTTCGACAGCAACACATCATCGGCATGGGTCGAGATGTCAACGTCTTGACAAGCGGAAGGGAAATGCTTGCTGGCGGGAGTATGTCGCTTAACGCTCACACCCTTCGCTGGTTGAAATACGCACTTGGGGGCGTCAGTTCTCGATCAAACAATGGAGAGTTGTCTCACGCCACAGCCGCAAATACAATCCTAACCGCTCGACCTCTTCATCTCAAAGATGCAAGTGCAACCCTCTTAGGTTGTACCGCTCAAGTGGTTGGAGCAGCAGGAGTTGACACCATTACGGCAATAATTACTGGTACAACCATGACTGGTTTGAATGTTGATAAGGCTGGCAAGAATTTGTTGATCGGTTTGACTTCATCAACTCATGGCACTACAACAAGCATCACACTTGGAGCCGCTTATACGACGGTTCACGATCAAGTCTCTGCATTAGGAGGCATATTCAAGCACGTTAGCACATCAGGTGTTTTGACCTACGGATCCTACACTTCTCTTTCAGGAGTAAATGTTGTGGGTTGCTTGGACATCGACACAGGTGCGGTCGCAAATGCTCGGACCAATGGTACGCTCGCC